CGCTTTGACAGGTTTACCCATCAGAATGTTCTGGTTCTCAGTAATCGGATCACGCGGACGCGTGTCGTCTTCTGTCGGCACTAACTTGTTAGCGTTCTTAATGCCCAACACATCAAGCATCTGACGGTGCAGAAGTGGCATGTCATATAGTTGTGGTGCGGTTTGTGCCAGCTGTAGTACCGCTTGATACTGCACAACCTTCTGACTCATCGTCGCAGCATTTGGATCACTGACCGGAATCACATCTACTTGGTCGTAATCACTCTGCTTGGCTTTACGAGTACCATCAACCGGCTCGTAGTCGTAGTCAGGTGGCGTGAAGTCTCTGATGATTTCTTTAAGAAGTCTGAACTCCTCGTGCATCGAGTAGTGAATCCGTGCCTGCACAGCAGACATGATCTTCAGCGTTCTTTCGAGAATCGCCAGCGTAGTACCAACAGGTGCTTGTGCCGACATGTCAGACACTTGCAGTTCTGCCGCGTTAGCAAACCTGCGACCTTCTTCGATGATCTTATCCATCAAGCCAGCTAAGACTTGACTTGGTTCCTTATAAGGAAGAGGTAGTATGTTGTCGCGTATCGCACCACTCGGTACATCCACATCTCTAAACTCGCCCGGAGAGATCGGTGTGTCATCGCCCTTAATACGCATACCACGGGCTTTCAAACCGCCCGGCAAGTTAGACAACGTACCTGCATCGACCAGCTGACGCATAATCGATGTACCGCTCTTCGCATACGCGCCGATCAAGTGAATGAAGCCGAAGCAATAGAAACCAAAGCCGGGGATGTAGCCATAGTGCACGAAGTGACTACGCTTGTGTTTTAGCTTGTCATTCGGCTTGTAATTGCGACGAATTGCCAGAACTTTCTGCGTGGCTTTATCAATAGTGACGATGTATGGCAACTTAATACCGGTTTCTTCACCATCGTCATCGGTGTCCTCATATCCGGGTAGATCGAGGTAAACCTGCATTTCAAGGAGCTTGTAGCGGCTGTCAGTAACAGCGCGAAAGCCCATCTTTTCTGCAATCTTCTTTTCTACTTCTTCAATCGTATCGACTGGCTCACCCAGATCAACGTCTCTGTAGAAGCCATCAACTTGCAGTCGTCTAATCTCGTTCTCAGTCTTACGCATCACGTGTGTGACACGTTCTGCTGTCTTCAAACTTGACGTGCCATACGGCACAACAACGTCTTCAGCGGGGACATAAATAGATACTTGCCGACCCAACGCTGGATCGAAGTACACCTTCTTAAACGCATTACCTGACAGCCCCAAGCCCCACAACATGCGCTCATGTTCAGGCCGGTATTCAGGCATCTCTTCTGTTAAGCGGTAGTTCATGTCGTCTCTGACACGCTCAGCCGCTTCTTTCTTTTCAGGAGTCTCCTTACCGATAATTTTCGTCTTAACCGGCCCAGCAGCCGGGAAAGTTTCCATGATCGTCTACGTCTGAATCCAATCTTTGCGACTTGCTACGTCATCTTCAAAGTCGGAAACCAAATCACTAGCAATCGTCGCTAACAACGACTCCGGCATGTCTTCTGCCAAGTTCTCTTCAAAGTCGTCGTCATCCATCTCTTGCGGGTCAATCTCAAGCTCAAGATCGCCCATGCCGATAGTTACCGACTCTGGGTCTTCGATCTCAATCTCCAAGTCAGGCTCCATCATTGCCTGATCCAAGCCCATCTGTCCAACGCCAGATGGAGCCGCATATAATCCTTTATCGATGCTCATTAGTAATATCCTTTATTTCTTTTCGACTTAAACAGCTGAATTTCTTCAGGTTCGTCGTTATGCAGTCGTATAAACCCACCTTGCCGGAAGCGGAGCAGAGCCAGCGTAGTCGAGTCCACCAAGTCGTCATTAATGCCAGACGGAAAGTCATTACACTCTTCTATGACCTCCATTGCCCAGCGTCGGTGCGGTGCCCACACCACACCACTGTGAAACAGTGAAGAAACAGCATTGACACGGGATACCTTGTCTTGTCCCTTGCCCGGTGTGAACTCTTGTACTGGCACACCCATACGCCTCATCTCCTGATACAACACGGAACCAGAAGACTTTTTCTCCACGATGAATGAGTCAGGTTCCCATTCACGGTACTCATCCAACACCAACTGCTTTAAGTCTGGATACTCAAGACGCTTCTTAATAGAGTTAAGCAGTATGATGTTGTAGTTGTTTACTTCCTCGTTGTAGAACACACCCCACGTTGTTAGGGCGTTGAAGTCAGATCGATTGTTGGCTTCTTGTGCCGCATCGAGTGACATAATCGTAAATTCACACTGTGGCGGGTCGTCTTTGTCCCACATATTCCACCACTCGCGTTTAATCAGCGCACCTTCTTCCGAAGTCGGCTGTTGCATGTACTGTGCATTCCAGTAGCGGATGTCTAGCGACGCCTTTTTCGCCAGCAACTCCTCAACCGACCAAAACTCGGGCCAGAGAGCTTGATCGTTCTCGTCGATTGCCGGAAACTCCACCACTTCCCAGCGATCCACATCCTCGCTGCGCTCCATCTGCGTAATAATCTGCCCAGTGAGGTCAAGTTTGCTCCATCGGGTCATTACTACAATAATCGCCCCACCCGGCATAAGTCGCTGGATTGGCCCTGACTGAAACCATTCCCATGCTGGTAGAAACACCTCGGGTCGTCCCAGTTTTGCCTCTTGTTCAGAATGGGGGTCGTCAATAATAAATAGGTCAGCACCACGACCAGCAAGAGCACCCCCAACACCGATAGCAAAATACTCCCCATTGAAGTTAGTACCCCACCTCGACGCACTCTTTGAGTCCGCCTGTAGTTCAATCTGCGGAAAAACGTCACGATATGCCTCCGATCCGACCAGATTTCGCACACGACGACCGAATTGCACCGCTAAATCAGCCGTGTGCGAGGCCATAATGACCTTCTTTTGTGGATATTTGCCCAAAAACCACGCGGGAGCGAGGTAGGAGATGAGTTCTGACTTGCCGTGACGGGGGGCGATGTTCACAATCACCCGTTTTTTCTTGCCAGCGGCGATTTCTTCAAAGATTTTTGCCAGTCTATAGTGGTGTGGGCCCACTTTATAGCCCGGATAGACGTGTTTTACGAAGTCTAGGAAGCTTTCCTTGCTGATTTCGCGGGTTACTTCCTCTTTGTACTTCTTTAGAAGCTCCGCCGTGCGTCGTTTCTGCTTCTCCGGCATGGTAGGAAGCCTTGCCCGCAGCTTATTTAGGTCTGCGGGGGACAGTCTAAGTGCATCAAGCGCCAAGTCCCGCCCCCGTCTCGCGTACTTCTACGTCGATAACCTGATCTTCGAGCATGTTCAAGGTCTCAAGTAGTTCTTTTTCGACCTCTTCACCTCTTCCAAGCTCTGTATCTTATGAGTGACCTCAGACCGCTTCTTAAATGCGTCAACACCGTCCACCTCACCGAGACTTTTAATCGCAGCGATGCGAGCTTTCGCATCTTTTGCGTTCTCAATCTCGGCAACTAGCTTGTTAACTACATATAGTTTGAGATCAGATAGCTCTTCAACGATCATGCAGTTGCTTTGAGCCACCATCCCAGCTAGGTAGGCCATCACTTCGTTCGGGTACTTTGCAAACTCCGGGCGGTGCGCCGGGTTATGGATCATCTGCTTTGCCACCTCTCGTGCTGTTTCCATATGTTCGGGCGTGGGTTCAATCGGCTGGTTGTTTAGGTCAGCGACTAACTTAATAGTACGCGCCCGCATCTCGATCTCTTCTTGCAGAGTGAGTTCAGGCATAGCCTCAAGAGCTGAGGCTGGCAGAGGAATATCTTCCTCGATATTAGGGACGATCACATTCATTAAGCTTCCTGTGGCCTATGTGATGATCTGCCGAATATAGCAGGTAATGCTATGTTAAATTAGCAACCGAGTTTTAGGAAATTTTTGTGAAAAATTTTTTGTTTAGGCGATAAAAATGTTAGTGGGGGGGTGATTGAAATGAGGGTTTCAATCAGGGGTTTTGGATTTGGTGGTGTCGTTGGTGTGATACCGAGTGTATAGGGGCCAGATGGAACCATCGCGGCGAATCGGGGGGTGGGGGTACGGTGGGGTCGCGCCAGATTAACTTGACATATACGTGGGCTATGATATTATTAAGCCATGTCGGATAGATACCGACGATCATCAACCAACGAAAGGGCAATACCATGAAACCTATCCATCAGCATGATTGTGAGCAGTGTACGTTTGTTGGCAACCTATTCATAGGTGATAAGTATCGGATCGAAGCTGATCTCTGGAAGTCTTGCCAGACTTACGGCGGCAACTATCGCGGGCTTATCTTGCGGTTCTCAAGCGAGGGATCGGATTACGCTTCGTTCCCTGCTGAACATTTAGACGCTTACCTCTGGAGGGCAGAATGAAAGACGCACACTTCACAGTCGCCGCCGCTGTACTCGGCGCAGTAATGACCACGATAGCACTGCTAGAGCTTGTGCCTGAAGGTAAGTGGTTGTTTCTAGCCATGTTAGTCGGAGGTAGCCAAGTTATAGCAATGGCAATACGCGCCGCATCACGCGACGACGAGTAACACTAACCCCGCTTCGGCGGGGTTTTTTATCGCCTAGAGCGTTTGAAACCAGTTATTAAAGAGCGCGGGCGTCAAATCGGGCGCGGCGGCGCGGGCGTTATTTAGCTTCCTACGCGCGAATAGGTCACTATTTACTTGACATATAAGCGGTATTAGGTAGAATTCAATTACCGGATGAATGATTCATTCCGAATCGTTTCCGGTTTTTTATGAAAGGGTATCCAAATGGCTACCAAGAAAACCTTCGTTTCAACTGATGCACCAAAGCCTGTCGCAGCACACGAGTTTGCTTCTGCGTCTGATGCAGCATACAAGCAAGCACAAGGCGTTGAAACGCAGCGCGATTCGCTCGAATCAGTCGCTAGATATATTCGTATGCAACACCCGAATTATCCGACTGAGAAAAACGAGGAACTCGACGCAGCACTAGCGCATGGTTATCTGTTGAAACTCTCAGAGACAGAGCGCGGCGCGCCTCGCGAATTCGCGCACGTTGACGGCAACTATATCGACGTGACGCAGTTGTCGGGCAAACCGAAACTCGGTACTGAGATTCTGACTATTGCGTATGCGGTAGGCCTGAGCAACTATGATTATCGTAAGTTAGATAATCTAGACAAGAAAAAGATTGTCGCAGAGATTCGCGACATGGCATCAACGTATGTCTCGCAATGCAAGAAGGCCTTGCACAAGAAGTTAGAGGAAATCGACAACCCAGAAGCGAAGCAAAAGAAACGCAGCGACAATAAGACTATCCGCCAGCACTATGAGGGTATCTTTGAAGCGGGTGATAAGAAAATCAAGATCGCGCAGAAACTCGGCGATCCTGATGCCGATCCGGTACGTCACAAAGCAGCAGTCGCAGCATTCTGGAAAGTAATGAATAAGCAATAATCGATTAGTGTTTAGAGCCCGACCGAGAGGTCGGGCTTTTTTTTGCCCCGCCAGCTTGAAACCAGTTATTTAAGAGCGCGCGCGTGTGGCTGGCGCATCATTTAAGCAATTTGCCAGCGACGCGACTGCCGACGCTTGGTTCCTTAATTAGTGTCCTAGACGATGTAGGGCGCTAAATAGGCTGCATCATTTAAGCAAACGGTAAATGACGGAATCGCCGAATCAACTACATGTAGTCCAAAACAGGTCTATCATTTACCGTTTGCTTAAATGATGGAAATGGGCTGATTTCTTGTTCCGGTAAAAAGTTGTCTGTTCCGTAACGGAACAGCGTAAGTGCTTGATTACGCAGGGAAATTTCGCTTGTTCCGGTGTTCTGGTCATTTTAGGTAGGATGCCCCGAGAATACGTTTTTTGCAGCGCGAACGAGCCCCTCGGCAAGTGCAGGGAAAAATCACTCTCAACCAGCCATATACCTATTTTCTCTCAGAACAGAACAAACTATTTAAACTATATATAGTTATTATTCTCCTCCTCCTCTAGGTTTTATGCGGCTTTTCAGCCATTTCTTTCTGTTCCGACAACACTCAAAAACCAGAACAAAACACCCTTTTCACACTACATCTAGTTGATTTCCACTCTTTTTTGTTCCGGTTTTCCATCCAACCCCAGAACATCTTTCGTATCTAAACCCCTTGTAGTATATGTCAAGTTATGTTATAATTATAGTGTAGTAGATCACCTGTATAGCGCAGCGACAAAACCAGCCGCTGCTATTTAACCTCCTAG